TTACCGATTTGGTCTTTTTCTAGTAATGAAGCCATTTTATAGCTCTCCTGTTTTTAATAAGTTTGCTAACTCATCGACTCCCCCTGTTTCCTGAAACGCTTTCTTAGCAGAAGCTGAACGAGCAGCCGCTGGGTCTACTGGAGCAGGCTCTGCGGTAGGGGCAGTCGGTTGGGAAGGTGCTTTCTTAGCAACCTTCGCAGCACCCTGCTTCGCAGGAGGATTCTCCCGCAGCCCCCTACCCGCCAGATAGTCTCCCACTACAAACTTGTAGTCTGGAAACCTAGCCAGTTCAGGCATCTGGCGCAGTAGCTGCATCGCAGATTGGAACTCGCTACTGGCCTTGTCCTTCCACCACGGGTAACTCTCCAGTGCCTTTGGCTCCAGAGTGTCCCGCGCTTGAAGGTATGCCTGCTGTTCCGGCAGTTGCCTCCGCAATGCGCGACTGGCTTTCTTCTTGATCTCCCTAACGTCTTCAGCGGTGAACTCGCGTTCGCCCTCTTCAGTCTGCAATAATGCACCGTCAGGGTTATCTTCAGCCCATTCCATCGTCTGCTCGGCTCGCAGCATTTCCTTCTGAACGTCATCAAGACTGTTCAGACTGGCAAAGGGGTTAGCCTCAGTAGCGGGCGGAACAAAATCCGCAGCAGCTTCTCCGGCTTCCTTGGCTCGCATCTCAGCTTCCTCCAGCTTTCGCTTGAGTTCAGCCGCTTCAGCTTCAGCGGACTCTTTAGCCTCCAAAGCCTCTTTGCGCTTGCGAACCTCTTTGCCTATGCGCTTGTCAACAGACGCTTGGACATCGGCAGTAAGCCCGTCCTCGTCTCCATCTCCCTCCTCGGCAGCTTGTTCAGCCTCCGCTTCGGGCGTTTCAGTCTGGGAAAGATCGGTGTCTGTCTCTTCTGCCGCACCCACGGCAGCGTCCTCAGACGATTCACTTTCCTCACTTTGTTCTTCCGCAACAGTCGGTTGAGGTTCCGGCTGCTCCTCTCGATCCAGCGTGGACTTGAGCAAATCTGCCAAGCCGCTCTGGTCTAGGTCATTCTGCGGTTCCACGGTTTTGGTAGGGTTGTCCGTTGTCCCTTCAGTCGTTGTATCAGCCATGCGGTTTTAGGGAGCAGCAAGTAACTCCAGTTTATTCCAGCGTTTAGATTATTTGGGGCAAACAGATACGCAGAAACAATTTGCCAATGCTCATTAGATGACATTAACCAACAACAAAAAACCCTTGGAATTAACCAAGGGTACTCAAGCGACACCAAATGACATCTAGGGCATTACTTTTTGTTCTGTATTGCCATCTCTCTTAGGTGTTTTAGGTGGTCTTTGAACTCCGCCAAGGCTACTGCTTTACCTGAGAGGTAGTGCCTTTGCTCGCTTGAAAGGTCAGGGGAGAGGGCAACGTCAGTTTCTGCGGCCTGGAAGTTTGCCAAGTGTTTCAGCACCTCCTCCCACAGTTCGTTGCTCCCCTCCCACTGTAATGCGTTCCAGTTTACTTCGTCCATGTTACCCCATCGCTACGGTCTTAGTTCCTGTGCGTCCAATCTGTTTGTTCTGCTGTTGCATCACTCCCATGTTCAGGTTTTGCAGGTAGCGATCCATCAAGTCCTTGAAGACTTCATTGCTCTGCATCTCCTGCATCACTCTAGGATTGCTCTGCGCTAACTCCTGCGCCATCTGCAACTTGCTGCCAGCAGCCGGATCGTTGCTCGCATCCGTGTAGCTGGCCTCGAAGCCTAGTAACATATTGGCTATGTCCTGCTTAACGCCGTTATACATCTGCTGGCTGGCTGCTGCTTCGTCCACAAGCAACTCATCAGCCGCTTCAGGGGCCACAGCCCTCAGTGCTTTGTCTACCAGCTTCACCTTGTCGATGCGACCCGCCGCATCCAGCGTGGTTGCAATCGTGCTGATTGCGTCCAGCTTGGATTTCACCAAGTCACTGTCCAGTTCCGCCACGTTAAACTTCATCACAAAGTCAAACTGCTGGGCGTCATGGCTGATTGCCTGCGCTGCGTTGGCGTTGGTGATACGCGCCAGTTCGTCCATCGTGTAATACTGGATGCACAAACGGAACATCTGGCGATATACCTCTGTCCAACTGCGTAGCCACTGATTGACCATGCGTTGCTGCTTCAACTGCGTCACCATCGGCGGGATACCACCATTGGGGCGTCCGAAATACTCGTCAGCCTGCAAGCGCACTGCGTCTATTACGCTGAACGCCGTTGCTGGTGGCCGCGAGGGAGGCTGCAAGAACTGGTAATCTCCAGCTTTCGACACAGGTAACTGCACCGCTGGGCCTATCTTGTTAGCTAATCCCAGCCGCTTGCTAACCTGTAAGGGCGGTAATGTCTCAAAGCTCGTCGCATCAAACACCGAGTCGCGCTGTGCCTTGATCTCGTCCTGCCAAGTACGGGCAACCTCAGAAACACCACGGCTCTCGGTCACTCGACGCGCCAACTGCTCGCGCCTGAACAGCACAAACGGGTACTGGTTGTGCGCGTAGTCCAGCATCTCATGCTTCGCAAACGCTTCACCCTCTGCACCCGGACAGAAGATGGTGAAGAAGATACCGGGCACCCCGTTCTCGTCCAACTGGCGAGTGTAAGCCCACACCACTTCAACAAGATTGTCACGCCGCTCAATGGTCGAGTCTGTCAGCGCACTCAACGCACGGCTGACATCGTTGATCGCCAAGCTCTTACCCGCAGTCTTCAGTGCAGCCTCCACAAACGATGCACTCCAACCCTCGTCAGTCACCTTGCTGCGTAGCTCTACCTCGGACATGAAATGTCTACGGAAGATTACCCGCGCAGCTTGCAGGTCGATTGTCTCTGGCGGGAACAACACATCGTCGTAAGGCTTCAGGGCCACCAGCGCAGGCGCGTTCTTGCACAGATACGGCACTGGGAACTCAGCCTGCCCAGTCTCGCGCAGGTCTTTGACAACTCTACGCGCTGCACGCTTCTTCATCCCCGGAACATAGTCCATGACAACCTGCGCCACTTCACCCTCGCGCTCTGGGTCTTCAATCATCCCCGGAAGCGATGCCAGCAAGGTGTCAGGCGCAGCCTGCGCTGCCATCTGCATCACCTCTTCCAGCGAGAGCGTCTGAGTCTTCAGCGCACTCTTCTGCTCCCAACCCACAAACGCAGCACTCCAGCCATAAGCCATCATGTGCTGCGCCAATAACTCCGACTCACTGCCCAACGTGTTGTGCATCGAGTTCTTCACCCAGTTCATCAAGGTCGTAGCCGCACCAGCAGGCTCCATGTCAGACAACTCCGTGCCTGTCACTGATACCTGCGCTCGCTGCGCCGATGTTGATAGCATATCAACACAGTCATTGATGATTGAGTCCACCAAAGGAATGCGCGTGTCAGAGGCTCCATCCCACGGGAAAGCTGGCTTACCCTCTGGCAAGTTCTCGTCATGCTTCTTCCCGTCATCGCTCTGCCCAGTCCATCGCATATAGCGAGTCTCGTCAGCAGCATTGGTGCGCTCCAGCGTAAAGCCCTCATCCATTGATCGCCGGAACTCCTTCACCAATTCAGGTACATCCGGCTGTCCTGTGTGCTTCGCTAATGCGTCATTTTTGTCCATTGTTTGTATCTCCTAAACCAAAGTGTTTCAGTAAGTCATCCCGATAGTAACGATGCTCTCTGCCACCCAGCATCTTATAGACGCGCAAAGTGCCAGCGTTACGCAACTTATCGAGATAACGCTTGTTCATCCCTGTCAACTCCGCCGCCTGCATCCGTGTCAGCAACGGCGGGTACTCTTTAATCTCCATAATCAATACGTTCCTCCTCCCTTCGCCGCAAAGCTCGTATCCGTCACATACTCAGGACGGAACAGCATCAAGTAGCGCAGACAGTCCACGAAATCCTTGTAAGCATTCTTTTCACCACCAGCAGGCGTTGCCTCCTTCATACACTCTATCAAGTTGCCGCACTCACTGCTCACATACAGCTTCGGCTCGTTCACCACACTCAGCGGCTGGTCTGGGTCGTAGTCCAGCACCTCGTTAATCAACGCAATGCCCTGCTCAATATGCACGCCACTGGCCTGCTCAAAGTCCATCTCACAGTCATCACGCAGCACATCCACCAAAGACGCACCATCCCTGACCGCCGCAGGACTGCCACCCGCTCTAGGGTCAATCAGACGCCAGTAAATCTCTTCATCACCCTCAAGCCTGCGGTACTCCTTCACATAGCTCTCCGGCCCCATACCCTGCGACTCCTGCGCTGGCCCTTTCACACCCTGTGGCTTGTCTCCCGGCAATGCCCACTCACCATACTCCGCACGATTCGGATACTCCCGATACACATACATCCGCCCTGCCTCATCAACCCGTAGCCACAGCGTTGCCCACATCCGAGAACCTGCCGGATCACAGACCATGTAGTTCGTTCCCTCCTGTGGTATGTCTTCAGGGGCAATGATGTGCGTCTTGTTAAACTTAGGGAAGTAGTTGCCAGTGGTCTTCTCGCACCACCCATAGAAACGCACCTTCTTCTGGATGCTGCTCTCCTTCTCCAAAGCCTTCATCATGCTGTCTTGCGGCTGGAAAGGATTCTGGTCGGTGTGGAACCAGACAATCGCAGAGTCATCCCTGACACACTCAGCCACATACGGCATCTTACCCACTCCACAGCCGGGAACGTGTACCTTGTCCTCTTCCAAGAACTGAGCAGGCAGTGTCTGCCTAAACGTGCAGCCTGACTGGAAGTTCGCCAGCGTGTTCGTCCACCCAGTAATCGGCGTGGCACTCACCAGCATCTTACCCTTGCGTGTCACTAAGCGGAACGCCGCTGTCTCTACCCAACTGTAAGGCACTAACTCGTCAAACCAGATCAAGTCAGCCTCCATACCCTCCAAGATGTCAGGTTGCTGCGAGTAATGGTTGAACCAACACTGGCTTCCATTGGGCAGAATGAATGTCGCCTCGCTAAAGCCGTTCTTGACCGAATAACTCACGTTAGTGGTCTTGTTCTTCTTCGGCTTCTTCCACTCACCCGGTAGATAGTTAAAGACACTCGGCTGCTGGTCGCGGATGCTGCTCTGGCTCGTCATCGAAAACGCCACGACCCGCGCTCCGGGCTTCTCCACCATCGTCCTCACCAGATACTTCGCACTAAATTGAGTCTTCCCTGACCTGTTCCCACCACTAATCAGCAAGCGATCATAGTCTTCCAGTAACTTCTCCGCCTGTACCCAGTGGTCTAGCTCCTGAAAACAGGGGCGAACTCCAAAGCCATGCCCATAAGGCTCCTTCTGGGATAGCTCTATGATGTACTCCCGCTGCTCCAAGTCCTTCAGTACCCTATCAATCCCATACTTCTCCCCAGTCTCAGGGTCTATCGTCTCAGCCTGCGCCAAACACTCCTCCCTAGTCGGGGCTTTCAGGATAGGATGAGGCGTCGGTTCCTTCACAGTATGCGCTTAATCTTCTCCACAACCTCTTTGGGGTCCTCCCCCGATACACAGAGGTTCTTTACCTCCTCTATTTGCTCCTCCAAGGTCGCCACATACACTGCCAAGTCCAGTACCTCGTCCATGATGTTGGGGAGCATCTTCTTGCGCCACAGATAGCCTCCATGCTCTGCCTGCCCTGCACGGTACTTCGCGTCGATAAGATGGCTTAGACGCTCTGTGACGCGCTTTAAATGGGCTTCCTGTGATGGCTGCATCTCGCTCATAGGTCGTCTCGGCAGTCACGCTCCACAATCATGGCGTCAGCGATCTCAAATGCCCTGTCTGAGAGCAGGTCAACCTCCAGCGGGAAGTCTCCCTTGAAGCTGCCAAGCATCGACTGCATCGCCAATCCCGCGTACCAATCACGCAAGTCCCTCCTGCGCTCTTCGTCCTCGTCAAACATCGTCCGTCTTAACATAGCCTTTGCGCTTCGGTCTGCGGCCCTCTGACCAGCCGGGGCCATCTCTACGCATCACCACAGGCATCCCAATCACATAGAGATTCTGCTGCTTAATACGCACCAATACTCGCTCGCCTTCATACTCCGCCTCTATCAAGCGCGGATTGCGGATGTTGGCTTTGGTGACTTTGGCGATCACCAGCGGCTTCTGCGGTAACTCCACCTCTGCCACGCCCACCAAGGCTTGCAGCTTCTCCACTCCTATGTCCGTGTAGCCCACTGCCGTACCTTGCTTGCCCCAGTCCACACCTTTAGACAGGGAAGCCCTGTGGTGCGCTAACTCTTTCCTTGGTAGCCCTAGGGTGACTGCCAAGTCGCGTTCGAGTGTTAGAGTCTCTGGCATTTTTCAGAAAATTTTGTGTGAGGCATAACCCATATATATAGGGAGGCGGGCAAACGCTCAGACCCCCTCCCCCCC